CCTTTTCCTCCAGCTTCAAAATGCTCTCTGCTGCCTGGCTACGTAGTTTGTGAATCTTCGCAATTTCTTCACTCGTTAAAGCACGTTTCTTACTAGCAGCTGTCTTCTGGATCTTGGCAATATCCTCATTAGCTTTTTCATTTGTACTTCGAATGGCTTTTGCCAAGTCCTGATCAATTTTCACAGCTTGGTCTTTAAAAGACTTTTTCACTGCCAGAATGCCATCTGTAACACTTTGCATCACTTGCTGATTGAGCTGTTCGGTGGATTTGATACCATTAGCAAGACCAATACCAACCCATTCGCCCAGTTCCATCATGACACGTGATGGAGAGTGAATGCCTAAAATATCTTTTGCCCACTCGGGAATTAAACCAGCTAATTCTTCGACTTTTTTCTTTACGCCATCAAACTTATTGCTGATGCCTGTAATTAGACCGTTAACGATGTCCTTACCGATTTGAAGTAGATTGATACCTTTTAAGAAAGCTTGCGCTTCTCCCCACTTACTTTCTATTTTCTGTTTGACTTCCGCCATTTTTGTCTGGACAGTTTTCACTTTATCTGAAAAGAATTTGCCCACTGAAGAAACCATATTACCAACCGATTTGACAGTATCATTATAAGCGTTTGTCCAATCACGCTTAATGGCCGCGCCGGTATCTTTCATCTTCTTGATAGTGTCATCTTTCATGACTTGCCATTTAGATTTCACTTCACCTGTTGTCCAATTTACTTGTTCAACATGTTCGCCAGCTTGAGCCTTTGCTTCAGCGACTACATTAGTGTGCATTTCTTCGGCTGACTTTATTGTTTCATCCCGGGTTCTTTTAGCTTCAGTAATCATTAGTTGCGCTTGTTCTTCAGTGATTGCTCCGGTTTCATCACGTTGTTGCATAATAATTTTCAGGGCTTCTTCATACTGCTTTTGTGCTTCAGCAACCGTCTCATCTTTTTGTTTAACAGAATTTTTTACAACTTCAGCCGCTTGCAAAGCTGTAATTTCAGATGCTTCCTGTTTAAGACTTTCTAATATCACTTTTTGCTCTTCAGCAGATTCAGACATATGCACAATGGCAGCTTCTTTCATTTGAGCATTAATACGGTCTAATTCTGCTTGTTCTGCTAAAGTTACTTCCCGTCTTTCGTTTGTTGCAGTTTGTACAATTTCATTAGCTCTAGCCATTCCATCTGCAATTACTTGCTGTCTATTTTGGTGGTACGTTTGCATCTTCGCTATCGCTTCCGCTTCCTGCGCATCTGATAAAACAGAACTTTGAGCATAGAAACTTTGAAGTTGTGTTAACTGTTCTGCGTGATCTGACTGCATTTCTGCTAATACTTGACCACCCATATTTTTATAGATCTCAGTAATCTTATTTGCCATATCCTGTGTTACCGCTTGCCCTGACCAATTCATTTGGTTTAACGCTACCGTAGCCTGATTTGATAAGTCTAAAAAACTTAAAACCGCTTCGGACGTTTCTTCAGATACTGCATCACCAAAAGACTTTACACCTTCGACAGCCGGACTAAAAGCGTCTTGTATAGTTTTAATCGCACTCGTTACAGCTACGATTGGAGCAAACAACCCTGTAATTGCACCTTGTAACACTGGGGAAAGGTTTTTAAACTCATCCCATTTGGTGTAAAGGATGGCTACACTCCCTACAAACGCAGCGATTATACCGATTGCGATGCCTACTGGACCAGCTATGGCCGCAATAGCTGCGCCAAACCCTCCTGCCGCGAGTCCTCCGCTGGTAAACAATCCGATGATTCCGCTAATAGACGAAATTAGACTGCCTGCAACCATAATTAGAGGCCCTATAGCACTGGCAATGGCTCCTATAGCCACCGTCACCCCTTGCATAGTTGGCGTTAAATCACTAAACCATTTAGCCACGCCCTCCACAGTTGAAATGACTTTAGGAAGCCATTCTTCGGCTAAATCCAATAAGATTTTCCCTAACGGTTCCAAGGAAGCCGCTGCTGTGCGAGTAAACGATTCCCAACGTTGACCAAAGGTTTGTTCCTGCGCTTGAGCTAATGCATCCATTGCTCCTTTTGCGCCTTCCAGACCTTCACGCGTGTTAAGCATTGCGTACATGGCTTTTGCTTCGAGGTCTTCCCATTTGGTTCCGAATAAACCGACTCCAATGTTATTAGCAGCAACCTGGTCATCCATGGCTTCTAATTCAGGGACAACGGCAGCCGCTACATCAGCAACCGTTCCTTTACCATTTAAGAAGTCCTTCCACACTTGTTGCGTGCTCTTTGAAAGTTCCTTCATTGAATCGGTTGTAGATTTTGAACCATCTTTAACACGGATTTGAAATTCTTTCATGACGTCATTGATATAATCAAGGTTATATACGCCAGCTTCACTGCCTCTTTGAAGGATTCCAAAGTATTCTTCAGCAGAGTACCCCATGTTAGCGAATAACGGCCCGTATTCGGCCAAGTTATCGAACATCTCATTCGAGAAGTTGAGGCCACTTTGAGCACCCTTTGCCATCAAATCAAACGCTTCATCAGCAGATAAACCGAAGTTAACCATTAAGTTATTTCCGGCCCGTGTAACTTCATTGACATCTGATTCGAATGTTTTAGCAAGGGCTATAGAGTCCCTTGTGACCTTTTCGATCTCACTGCCATCGATTCGCTTCATGTTTTGCTTAACGCGAATTAGGCCGCTGGAAACGTCTTCGAGTGACTCTCCGAAGCCATCCTTCCACACGGTTTTTGCTGTGTCTTCAAGCGCCTCGGCTTCTTCCTTGGTTCCCCCTAATGCCGCCTGAATTTGACCGGCAGCATTATCGAATTGAGCCGCTGATAATCCAGCCGCTGCTCCTAACGCCACAACACCTGCAGCCGCCGCTTTAGCGCCATCTCCTAGATCGTCCATTCCTTTACCTAACTGATTGACGGAACCTGTTGCCTGTTCGGCATCTAGCCTTAAACGTGCAAGGTCTTGCCGGATTTCATCAATGGGAGCCCCGTTATCAGCATTTCGTAATGCGTTTCGGAATTCTTCTAAATCCTGCCCCGCTCCGAGAGATGCTCGGCCGATTTGATTAAGGGCTCGCTCCAATTGGTCAGCTGAAGCACTACCATCACGGATAGCGTTGGTTAAACGGGTACCGAGACGCGCCGAGAAGTCATCCACAGTTGTTCCAGTAGAAAGGAAGAACGTTTCTAAATGTCGTGTATTTTGAGCCAATCGGTCCTGCTCAGATTGCACACCGCTTAATTCCGATTGGAAACGCGATAGCTGCCCCTCTGTTTGAGCTAGTTCACGTTGGAATGCCCGATACTGTTCTGCACCGATTTCCCCACGGTCGAATTGAGCCTGCACTTGTGATTGGGCCTGACGTAGAGTATCAAGCTTTTGCGATGTTTGTTGAATGGACTGTGTAAGCAATTCCTGCTTTTGTCTAACCAATTCTGCGTTACCTGGATCAAACTTTAAAGCACGCTCGACCTCTTTTAATTCCTTCTGCAAATCTTTACTTTCTCGGTTAACGTTAGACAACGCCTGCTCTAATCCAGTCGTATTTCCATTGATTTCTATTGTGATTCCACGAATATTACCGTTTGCCATTTCTTCACCACACGTTTCTATATAAAATAAAAAGCCCGCAAAAATATGCGAGCTTTAGAAGCTGTCGAAATCGGCTTGAGAAGCCTTCCGGACAGCTTTTTTCTTTTTCTTCGGATTTTTCATTTCGAAATATTCATCGATGTGATCCAGGACCATGCCCATTGTCATTGAATCCAAATCTTCATGATCCAATCTTGCTTCCTTACATAAAACAAGGTACGTTTCAGTGGAGATGCCTTCCCCGCTGTCCGTCCCCTGCTTTTGCCCTATTTTTTTTTAGATGAAATGGTTAGTGCAATTAACTCTTGCAGTTGTGGCACTAAATCCATGATTGGGAAGACATCGAAGCTATCTAACCAAGTCATTGGGTCTTTGATATCTGAATTGGCTGTTTTAGCGAATGTCCAGGCAATATCGTAAAAGACATCAAAGTCAATCTTCCGGATATCTTCTTCTTTCATTTCTTTTGTAATGCCCATCTTAAATAGATCAGCGAATAAATCGCGTCCGAATTGCATTTTATATCGTTTTGGAATAGCGCCAGTAGACTTAAACGCTACATCCTTACCGTCAATATTGATTGTGATTTCCATTTACTTGCCCTCCACAGGTTAGATTAAGGTGTTGGCGTTACCTCTGGAACGAATACCGATGTGTACCATGCATTGTAAACAGCTGCATCCGTCTCAGCGGTAGTTGAATTTTTTACAATTCCTTCTGCTGTCGGAGCCGCAACAAATGATAACTCCTGCGTACCCGGCTCAGTCGTATCCGTTTTTGTTTCCCCAGACATACCAGGACGTGATACCGTAACGTTATATAGAGCATGTCGAGTAGCTTTAACATCACCATCAAATTCGAATAATAGTGCAATTTTTTTGACTTTGGCATTAGCTGTTTCAGTTAACACACCTTCAGCACTCAAAATATCGCCTAACACGTCTACACGGAATGATTGAATCAAATTAGCAACTGTCAGTGTGCCTTCGTAGCCGCTATTTGTGGAAGTCGTGTAATACACACGGTCATCAGCATAGAAATCTGATTGCTCACCTTTTGGATCTAAATTTAATGCCGTAGCTCCCGGGAACGGTACTGGCTTTGTATAAGTTAATGTACCGTCTGCCCCCTCTGTTGCTACCGCATAATGAACGTTTTTAATACCAAACTGCACTTTATTTTCTGCCATAATATAGCCTCCTAATTGATTAATTTTGTTGAAAATGTGCATTTAAAAACTCCCTCGTCTTCGATGAATATTTCATCATAAGACCAAGGGAGTTCGTTTTCTTTTAACATATCTTTGATTTTCTTCTCAGCCGCTAAATTTTTAGTAGCTGAATATAACTCAATATCTACATAAGTCGATTCTGTAAGGACCGTATTATCTGCTGCAAAGGTATCGCCACTAACGACCAGGTAACAAATGAAAGGTAATGGCTGGCCGCTTTTAAAATGTGAGTATGCTGTAGGATAGATGGCGTTCAGCTTCTGCGCCAATTGAGGCAAAGTTAATGTCATTGCTGCGCCGCCTCCTCTACCTTCCGAATAAATTCGTCAACGACAAACTCTTCGACAGGCTTAATGTGGACGACAGCCGGTACCCGACCGCCTCCTACTTTGGCATGCCCCTTCTCCAGTAGATGAGTGAGCTGGTAATGCTTCGAATTATGCAGAATCCATTTGGTACCTACCTTTTTCTTCGTCCAGCTGCTGGCATACTTCCCGTAACGTTTAGGACTGGCCGCCTTTAACCTTTGCACACCTTCATCCGCTACCTCTTCAGCTGCCCTTTCGATATCGCTGTTTAATGCGCTTGAATACCGTTGCAATTGACGTGTGATTTCAGATGCCAGGTTATTAATATTTGTCATCTATCCACGCCCTTCCGCTACGATCGTTACAGTGGCATTCATATCATCATCGTTAATAGCACTTTTCACATCATAGCTAACGCCATTTTGTACAACTTCAAATGTTGTATGTTCATCATTAATAAAGCCATCTAATGACTTCGCATACTTTACAACGAAACGTTTTTCGACTTTCGTTTGCTCTCTTCCGGCCTCCATCAGTTCGCTACCTTTTAGCGTTTTGATCATCGCCCAATAGCTTCCATAGTCCTCAAATGTTTCGGTTTCTTGTAATAGCTCATCTGTAGTTAAAGTGCGTTTACGAAGTAAAATCCTATGGCGATACAAACCGGTATGATTGTTTTCATTGTATTTAAATTGCTTCATTGCCTTCGCCCTCCACAGATGAGGAAGAGGATTCAAGCGCCTTGGCGATGCTCAGATTATTAATCTGTGTAAGGAAATTCGTATGGAAGTATTCAAGCGCATCATTGTAAACATACCGGGAACGCTCAAATACAAGCTCCTTAAACCGTCCGCTAGTGTTTATATCATAATCACCGCAAACGTCCCGTAAGTCCTCTAAAGAGGCTTTTAAGATGCGTCTTAAATTGTCATCCTCATCATCGCCAAGCCGCATACGCAGTTTAAATTCCTCGATAATTTCCTGTGTAATTGGTTCGACCATCTAGATCACTCCTTGTCTTTAGGAGCTGCTACTTCCTCGATGAAAATTTGCTCGTACTTATTTTTCTTCGTCGACAATTCTTCCAGTCGCGCTTTAGTCGCTTTCGAACCTTCTTTCGGATAAGAATCACCGACCTCGTACACATGACCATCATGCTTTGTCTCTTTGAACCGTCTTACCACTTTGTATTCAACAGCCATTTATATCCCTCCTATAAATAATGAAGACCCCTTAAATTAAGGAGTCGGCACCGAAGTGTTGAATTGGATATTTAGATTGTAAAGAAGTGCTGTTTTATTGTCTTTTGGCTTGCCGTTAGCAAACTGTTTGATTGTATAAAGCATTGCATCCTCAATCGCCAGAGTTTGATCAAATTTATTTAATTTGTAACCGCCAGCGATTGCTGCTAGATAAGAACCTTTTACAAAGAATAACGCTTTCCCTTCTGGGATTTCTTCCGATTCGACAACTTGAATGTTGTATGGAAGCGCAGTAACCCATTGGCCGTTAGCTGTTTGAATAGTATTACGAGCCTGTACTGAAATGGCATCCGCTGGGTTAACAAGCATTACTACTCGATTTAAAACCTTACGTGCTTTATCTTTTGCATCCTTCGATAAAGCCTTGATTACATCGTGTAATTCACCCGCAACCGTTTGACCGTACTCAGAAGGGGCGAATGTTAAAGTGCCTTGTGAAGTTTTCTCAGTTACCGCACCATTTTCCGCTACATCCTTCATCAAGCCTATAGGTTCATTTTGAGATGGTCCACGACCGTTTACTAACCCGTACTCTAAACCGACAGAGTAAGATTCAACCAGCAATGTGCGTACATAACGCTCAACCCATTCAGGTCCCAAATCCAACATATCTTTCGGGATAACTGCGAAGGCAGTGAGTTTTAACTGACCGATTTGTTCTTCTCGGAATGCAGCAGATACTTGCCCTTTAATTTCACCGAATAAAGCACCCCATGCGTATGCCTTTGTAGCATCCGAATAAATATAGCGAGTCACCGCGCCTAAATCCTTCAATCCAATCACATCAAGTAACGGATGCTCTGCTACTAAATCCTCAAATACTCGCTCCTGTGTAGTTACTGGCAAAATGGAGTCTTCAGCAAAACCACCGCTAACAGTTACAGCATTAAAGAATTTACGCTCCTCAGAAGTTAAAACATTTTGACCACGAGCCGCTAAAATCTGTGCATCATGCACTTCATTGCGAGCTTCTGTTGTAATTTGTTCAGTTAGATCCGTTTGCAAAGCAGCAAACATATCGTTAAAGGCGCCTTCTAATTGTTCTGGCGATGAATTTTCTGCCTTTACCAAATCCATATACGCTTGCTTTTTAGCATTAAAGTTATCCATTGTACCTTTTAGTTTCATAGTCATTCAAATGACCCTCCTGTTTTTAAGTATTAAAAAAAGAACCCTTTACGACGAGCAGCAACTTTTTGCACTGGCTCTTTAGGTTCCTCTTTCGATTCATTTAATTTTGTTTGTAGATCAGCTACTTGAGTCTTCAAGCTATTGATTTCATTTAACAACTTCTCATTACCTTCCACAGTTGATGAAGTGGTAGTAAGGGAGTTATTAAATTCTTGTGCTTTATTTGAGAACATTTCTGACTCAACTTCTTCTGCTTGACCATCGATAATTTCATCGATAAAGCCGTACTCTTTAGCAACTTTAGCTGACATATATTTTTCTTCATCAAGTAATTGTTTAACCGTTTCTTCATCCACACGATGCGTATATGATGCCAAAACGGATTCGCCGATACTTTCCAAGTCTTCCGCTACTTTGCGTAACTGCTTTGCATTACCTGCTGCATAAGTCCAAGCGTGGTGTATCATTAATTGTGTGTTTGAATACATTTTCACTACATCAGCTCCCATAGCCATAATAGAGCAGGCGCTTGCAGCAATACCTGTAACGATAACTGTCACTGTGCCTTTGTGAGCTCGCAATGTATTCATAATGTCAATCCCAAGAAAAACATCTCCACCGTAAGAGTTAACTTCAAGCGTAATATCCTCATCTTCTTTTACATTACGCATTTTATAATTGAAGTCGTAAATAGTTGAGTTCCAACTGGTGATATCACCTTTAATTTTATGTTTCATCCTTTCTCACCTCCTTCAGTTGCGTCTGCCGACTGATAGTTTTTCGTAATAACAAACTCATCAAGCGTCGGATTATCTGACCTTTCAGCACCAAACAATTCCCTCACCTCATTTCGTGTAAATGCCCCGGAAGCAACAAGCTTATCGACCGCTTCTGCATTGTCGATGATGTCCTTTTCCTTCACGCCTTTTACTTCGATTTTAGAGCCGTTTAAGAAGGCTTGCTTATCGATTAATTTAGCGTTCAACTCATCCTCAATCTTTTTGACCAAGGGCGATACGCAGAACTTGATATAGGCTTTAATAGCTGATTCATATTCGGCCATCTCTCCATGTACAAGGCTCGTAGGAATGCCCAGAATGTGCGCTACATCATCCACCAAGTCCCGTTTGAGTTTAGCTAGTTCCTCCACAGATTTACCGTTGCTGTCGCCTTTTGCGACCTCGTTATACTCGAAACCTTTGGAGGTTGGCACAATCGCTATTGAATTACTTCGGAAGGCCGCAAACAGCCTATCGATTAAGTCTTGTAGTTTTGTCCGTTTATCATCATCCAACGCCTGGTTCGAATCGACACTTACGGTACCGCGAATCTGATTGTTACGCTTGCTCACCTCTAGCATTCGACTAAAAAGATCCGCATAATCTGCAAACATACCGTCCATGAAACTGGATAGCTTCTCGTTGTTGTAAGTCATGTAAATGACTTCGTCCATCCGAAAACTTCGCTTAAAGGTGTAATCCTTCACGGTGACATCCCGGAATACATCTGGATAAACGGCAAATTCATCTCGAGTAAAGCTGTCTGCAATGAGCAAGTCGTTATTGTCACCCAGGACTACTAAAACCTCATTGTCATAAATGAGCCTGTACACATAATCCTGCCAAAAGTCTGCAGCTGATTGATCTGTGTTAGGCCGAACGTTGAGAAGGTAATGCCAGTCGTCGAATTGACGCTTTCCATTCTTCATCATTCGGAAATCAGATTGACTTACGGTTCGACCAATGAAGTTTATACAGGTTTCCATAGCCATTCTCTTCAGATATGCCCGGTGAGATGTCTCATAGGTTAAATCCAAATCAAACATCCATTCCAGTTCGCTATTACGTTTAAGTACATCACTTAACCATCCCATTTTCTTTTTGTTCACCCCCTCTCTAGAAATTTAAGGCGCTCAAGAAGTCGAGGGATGCTGATATATCGTGTTCCTCTAAATCCCTAGATGCCCAGACCCCGTATAAAAACATCATGAAACCGTCTGTCTTACGTTTGACAGCTTCCTTTTTGCGATACAGCTTATTTCCTTTGCTATCGATAACAACAAGCACATTATTGCTGTACCATCGCATCATCGGATTGTCGCCCCAGATTATTCGCTCATCATCAAATGCCAACTCAATTTTAGGAGCAAGTAAAGCCGAAGCTGCATCTGGATTTCGAATGGTTTCAACTTCGAATCCTTCTGCCTCAAAAAGAGGACGTAAAATTTCCATTCGGAAATTATCGCCCACAATTTTTTTGATATTCCAGCCTTCATTGCGCCGGTCAACAAACCATCCAACAACAATGTAGGGGTCCATTGAATTTTTATCTAACACTTTCAATAAGCCTTCTTCTTCCCATTCACGAATTGGCGCAAATTTACGATGGTCCTTTTTGTTATTACCTTCTGCTTTCGGAGTACTGTAAGCGTAATGCTTGTCAGCAAAAGGTTTACAAATGAATGAGTAGGATAATTCTCTTGGAATGATGAAATAATCATTTTTCACAAAAAGCAGTCCACACGCGACAAAATCTCGAATGGAAGCATAGTCCACTGATCCAATGCATTCGCGTTTTTTCAATTCAGCTAAATCGTAGCCCTGATTAGTAGCTACTATCTTTTTCCATGAAGCCACCGATTTTTCTAAATTAACCTTCGGCAAATTCATCCGTTTGGTAATAAAGTTTTCGTATCCGGATGAATCATTTTTCAACTTGTTATACTGCTTCAAAACTTTCTTGAAAAGTGTTTTTGCATAGCTGCTTAATGGAGGATGAAACATTGGATTGGCCTTTTGCCACATGTTTGTATCGTGCATTTCCTCTTCATCATCGATGCAGCACATAAACGGAAACAGTGAATCTTCTTTCACGGACACTTCGCGTTTTAAAATGCTTATTGCACGTTCCTTCAATCGATCGATGAAACCGTCACGCACAAACCCATCTGTGCCAATAAAAAATTCCCGACTGTCTCTTACCTTACCGAGACCACCTGAGAATACATCTACTACATCGTTATTTTCATATTCATGCACTTCATCATAAACTACGCAGCCATCACGCAACCCATCTTTCGTACTGGCGTTAGACGTATGGAATTGAAAGATTGCTTTTGTATCAACCGATTCAATAACAGCCTTCTGATGTTTGAAGTAGCCTTTCAAATCATCGTTCATATCAATTGCATTATAAACTTCCGTGAACGATGTTTTTGCCTGCTTCTCACTGTTGGCTACAATCGATACGTTATAAAAATCGATTCCATGAAGCTCGCTAATAAAATAATTCACAAGCGCTGATACAAAACCATTCTTACCAGCACCACGAGCCATATAAATAAAGAATTCATCAAACACCAAATCGTCAGTGTCCTTATATCGCAGAAAGATAAAGCATGTTAAAAACTTCTGGAATGGTGCCAACGGGAAATACCACTTCTCAGCAAAACGAATGAAGTTTTCAATCTGTTCACTATCGAAATAAATATCCTGCATCGTTAGAATATCTTGCTCTAACCATTCGATAAGTAATATACGTTCTTTGTTAAGGATGATTTCTCCATCGCGCCACATTTGAATATAATTCTGAATGTAATTATAGGTAATCAAATTAAACTACCACGCTTTGGTTCGCCTTCCACAGTTGAGGGGGCAGCAGGAGCAGGCGTCGCTTTTAATTTGAATTTAATCGATTTCTCGAGCGCGATTTTTTGAGCATTGATTTTCATCTTCTCATTCATACTTGGATGACTCTTAATGAATTTCTGTGAGCCATTTTCGATGGTGATACTCACTCCGTCACGATCAATCACTTCATCGCATGCTGCATCTAATTCATGCAGGCGAATCAAATCATTTACCTTCTTCACTTCCAGCAGATCTTCTGTATCGATACGTGCCAGTAATTGTTTTTTTAATTCCTCGAAATTCTCTTTTTCCATGTAACCCCTCCCCCCTCTCACCCCTAATGTGAAGGATTTATTTTTCGTATATTTTCAGAGAGTTGAGCCCCGCACCGTTCCCCAACTTTAGAAAAAAAGTTGAAATCCTGAAGGCGGGGGGCTTATAACATTTTTTTCTGACTTAAAATATTTACAAATATTCAAATGACCCAAGATGCTTCACCATCTTTCATCTGCTTCCCATTTGTTTGGCTTACGTTGATATCTACCGTGTTTGGCATTATGGTGTGGAATACAAAGAACCCGCAAATTGGATGGCTCCAACGCGAGTTCTGGATGTGTTTCTATTTCATTTACATGGTCAATGTCTAATGATTTATGTTTGGTTGGATCGTGAAGCTTTACAAGTCCAAGTCGTTTACATTCCTGGCATTCATAGTTCTGTTCTTTCAAGATGCGTTCACGTAATGTACGCCACTCTTTCGATTTGTAAAACTTACGTTTCTGTTCAGTAGTTTTGTATTCAGGCATCCTCAATCACTTCCTCTTCACCTTCCTGTTCATTCAGATAACTTGTGATACACAATTGTTATAGCAACAGATAATCCTACACCGATGCAGCAACCAATTAGTATGTTGATTAATGATGACAACCTCATCCCTCCAACATCTTATTGGCTGATACAGTACGCACTGTATTTGTTTTCTTATCCATATACTTCACTGTGAAGTTGTGATAGCCATTCGATTCATGGTCCTTGGTAACAAACTCATATCCAAGATCAATGATTGAATCAATGACTTCACCATTCAGCTTTACCTTTGGCGCTTCATTCGTTGAGCTCATAATGATTTCGATTTCGTTACGTTGAGATTCTTTTCTGCTTTCTTCAAGTGCAACTTTCAATTCATTCCCAAGCGCTTCCGTGTTGCCGTTGATTTCAATGGTTATACCTCGTAATCCGTATGGCATCCTACTTCCTCCTAACCTTTCCGTTTACTCTGTGATACCTATCCCGATTGGTTCCCATTAACTCTTCAACCTCACGCCTCGTTAAACGCTCTTTAAATTGCTTGTGAGAGGTTTTAGTATTCGGATGATTATTTATACCATTTGATAGTTTAGTAAGCTCAGAACGAACGCTAGGCGTTAATAAATCGAACATACGCATGTTGTTCACCTCGCCCTTCCGTAAACATCTTCATAATCCCTCTGAAGTACTTCACGCGCTCTTTCGATGTCTTGATTGATTTCTTTGAGTAAAGCTTCATCAGAACGTAGTTCAGCAGCTTGTCTTACTGTTAATTCGCCAGTATGTGTCGTTGCTTTCTTGTGTGCGATAAAATGTTCTAACGCATTACGTTCAGCCATTAATTGCTTGTAGCTACGTTTTACATTGAATCTACTCATGACGTTCTCCTCGCCTTCCACAGATGATTGATTTATAGCATAAGAAAAAGCACCTCGAATGAGATGCTTAATTAAATAAAGATAATAGTTTTGAAAAAATAAAAATCAACAATAGCAATAGCAACGGGAAAATAACTACAGCGAGTTTCATTACAATGTTTTTAAACCAATAAAAGTATACTTTGAATTTGAATTGCTCAAGGTTCTCAGGCGTAGATACATAGAAATCAATATTCGTATGATTTTCTTTCCCGATAATTAACTTTTCGTATTCCCTTTGAAACTCTTTAAGTTTCAAGGCATTCAATTCTTCATTTGTAGTAAGAAATCTGTCTATCCGATTTACTAATACATCTAATTGTTGATAATTAGTTTCAAAATTTCCAGCTCGTTCTTTATAGTTTCTCGAATTTATAAAAAGCGTTACGAAAGTTAAAGAAAGGGATAAAACCAATAAAATTTTAGTAGCAGTAATTCCTTCAACCCCTTGTTTGTTTAGAAACCATATTGATAGAACTAGGACAATTAACGAATAAAAATTCAATATTTTTTCATAAAAGTCGTTTTTGTTCCTTAACCTTTTAGAAGCCTCAATTCTAGCTTTCCTCGTAGATTTAATTCTATTTTTCAAATGTCTAAACTCTTTTTCGATCAACGTTAATTCTGTCTTTTCTTTTTCGCAAGTCAATCTACTCGCCCCTTCCTATTCATCTACAATTGTAAATGGAATAGAAGGTAATGACAGTAATACATTTTTGATAATAAAAAGCCCCACTCAATTGAGCGAGACTTTGATGTAATGATTATGTCTCTTATACATTCACTCACCATCCCACGCGTGAGAAAGCTTTTGTGTGTATAAAGCACGCGAGATAGTGAGCTATGCAAAAGGAGGACAATATCAATTTAACATGGTTTAGAGCGTAATTCGCTATATGTCACAATTACGGTTATTTTAAATCTTTATATTTCTTAGTAACTTCAGTTCCTCTTCTTTTTCAAATATCCATTGTGCCTTTATCACCTTAGCTTTTTCTACTAAAGGTTCCCTTTTGTTACATATAAAATAACAATCGTTATATTGTATTACCTCATCAGTATAGGCTATATTTTGCATTGCTTTATGAGCCTTGGAAACTTTAATTTTATTTTCTTTCTTTTTAATGTAAAGAAGATACATCAAACCCACCCCAATCTTCGAGCCGTTTCATCAATCAATGCATTCCGTTTGCGTAATACTCGCTGGACGGACATATATAGTACATCGCCAATATGTTGCCACTCATAGCACTCAGCTTTATCACGATATCGCATATCGACAATCGTTCGTTGATCCGTGTCCAGTTCCTCATACATTGTTTCAATTGTAGAAACGATTCGTTTTAAATTTTGATATAACGTATCTTCAGCTAATACAATCCCCTTCAATGCTGTCGTATCGCTAATATGACTACTACGCCCACCACCGATATTACAATCCGATTCCTTATGAGCATTCAAGAGCTCCCATTCACGGAATTTCAGTTGTTTCTTGTATTCGTGTAGATTAATCCAATAATCTTCGAGTTTTTGAATATCATGGCGTGAAAGTTTACTCATGTTGATGCCCTCCACAGTTATGAAGGACGCCGTAGACGCCCTTCCTCTTCTAATTTGTATACCTTGCGTTTCACCTGTGCTCGACTCTTTCCGAATAGCTCTGCCAATATCCGATAGGTGCCGAACCGTACGCCATTTGTTTCAATGAACTGGATCAGCTCCTTTTCCATCTTGGTTGTCCATCCACGATTGTTATAGCTCTTTTGTGAAATAGTTGTCCCATTGACAGTGTTTAGAATATTAATAGCTAATTGTTCGAGCTTTTTCTTACAATACACATCCATGCCATTGATTCGGAAATACTGATCACATCTCGGATTGCATTTGCATCTTTTATGAACTCCCTCGGTTTCGATGATTTCCGGGATGAAATTCATTTTAGTAACCTACCTCCTGGCGTTCATGGTTTACTTTGTTCTTCTCAAAATAGGCTTGTTCGACTTGCTCCCATGTATAACCAAGCATCCAACCTAACTGAATGAATCCTGCCAAGATATCCTTGTAACTGTTTTCGATATTTTCGGTTTGATAACGTAGAATACCTACTCCTGTGATTAAGCTGGTAAAAGCATCAATAATGTCATTATCTGAATGTGGCTGCACATCGATTTCCTCAACAATGAAATTTAATTCGAGACCGATAGATAGGATGAAATGCAGGCAATCGACGTATTCTTCAAGGAGTGGATTATGATTATCTTCTCGCCCACTTCCATCGCAACGAGGACATGTCATGAAATAACCTTCAATAGGTTGTCGTACTTCTCCAACACCATGACAAGCTATGCATTTATTTTTAGTCCGTGGCTTCCGGTCATTGCTCCACTTCTTAAACCCACGCCATTCATTCGCACATTCACCAAGCTCCACCTGCAGCGCAAGCACCTTCCAGTCCAGATTGTCCTGCCCTTTTAATTCTTCATGATTGTCCAAGATATGCGCATCTAGCTCTTGCTGAGTGTCGTACAGCCGAATAAGTTCCATATTTCTTAATCCCCTCTTCTAATTGTTCTTTTGTATATTTCTCTCGGAAATAACGTACCTTTCGTGCATTCGTTGATGTTATAAACGCCATTTCTGCTTCTGTCAGACCTAAAGCCTTCATGCGGAAAAACTGTTCTTCCGTGAAAGTGTACGTTTCCTCTTTTTCTTCTACTTCCATGCCAAGTTGATCCCTTAATTCAGCGATACGGTTTTTGTCACCTTTCGTTTGGATAAGGTGTTCTAATTCATATAACATTTTGCGTTTCTGCCGTTTGTCCATTTTAGAAAACACCTGCCTTTAGGTAATGTCTCGCTTGGTAAAGGAAATGATGATAGATCCAGTTACCTGTATATTTTTTGTCCAGATAGACGATTTCGAAATTGTAACGAGCTTTGAAACTGTTCAACAACCCTAATAATGATTCGGGTTTATATTTAGAACGATATTGACCTCTTATCATTTTGCCGTAGCCGTCCTGGTCCTCCACAATCAGAGTGAAGGGAATGTCCTTTGAACGGATTAATTCATTTTCAAATGCTGTCTTTGTATCCTTTTGAAGGTTGCCTGTGATTTCATCCATATGTGCCTTGCGTTCAATACGACTGGATAGGTAAATATCCCGTTTGATGCCCAGCTCTTCATTTGCTGGAATCATGCAGCCGTAATCACCTGTTTTTAACCCTCGAATACGATACGGGATTTCCTTCTGCTGAAAGTATGAAAGGATATGGTCGTTTACCTTTTCACGCGTATCAATGATGATCGTGAGTGTTTTTAGGATTGCGTCGAGCTCTTTGTCGGTGTATTGGTAATGGATCACTCAGCAACACCTTCTAATAGTTCAGGGTTTTCGTAAATGTTGCCGATGACCTCGCAATCACATCCTCCGTCCGGCGTTGAATAAATACTGCATGAAAATGCCCCCATTGAAAACTCGACTACTTCTTTGTTTTCATCCCATTCTTGATAACCTGTTTCATGTTTTAAATGGATAATATCCCCTTCATAAATCTTTATACCTTTCTTGTCCTTTAAGCCTGTGTACTGCATTAACTCATAGGTGAATGATTGTCGTATATCTGTTCCTTTCATCAATGGGTTTTCTCCAAAATCACACATTAAAACATGTTTGTTTTCGTCCCAGTGTCCCTCTGAAACACTTATTACTTGCCACATCTTTTTATCTTCAAAATCCCACGCTCTGAATTTAATCTCCCTCATCATTAAGCCCCTTTCTTGAAATAATCCTTTGCCCGGTCATACAGCGCCTGCTTCAATTTATTTGATTCTTCATTTTCATACTGGCGAAAGTCATCATAGATATTCTTCCAACCGTTCTTATCCAATGCCTTGCACCAACGATCAAGCATGTCGAGCGATTCAAGGTCATTACTTAACCATTCATTTATTTTTTGATTGCCTTGCCATCCACAGAAGAGATGGAGCATTTTCATTATCGTTATATCGACAGCTTCAGCCTGCTCCCATGAAGCAAACCATTTTTCAATATCTGAAAAAATTGGCTCTGCAGCTTTCAATACTTCTTCAGGTATCTTCTTGGCATTTTTTAAGGCCAATCGATTATCTGTTTCATCCCTGTAAATTTCAGCACCGGATTTCCAAATTTGTGAAAGTACCATTAATATTTGCATGGAAGCAGCTTCACTCCTTGCCGGTCATATTCCAAGCTATAATTTCTCATTCGCTTATGCCTTACACCAACATTCAATTTACTTAAACGATTGTTTAACATTCTTTTCGTTAACGCTTCTAACCCGTTAACTTCACAAAAACACAAATACCTTTTGTATAAATCATCAATCGTTTCGAAACTCTTAACATCGGACTCTATATTTTCTTCAATAAATTTTTCTATCACTCTCTTCACCTCTAGTTATTAAAAGATTCTTAAAAGGGCGATTTGCTAACTAAAAAGGCGCTAAAATAACCGTTTTTTTCTTTAGTAACTCGACTTGCACCTTACTCTCTCTAAGGTTCAACCATATTCGGGTTATTTTAGTTACCGGTATTTCCGGTTATTCCGTATATATATACTTATATATATTTTTATTTTTTTGTTTTTTAAATCTTCTGGAATCCCAATAACTAAAATAACTAAAAATATAAATATAGTATTTAAACTCTTGATACGACTGAATCCATACTAGAAAACTTGGAGTTATTTTAACTAACTTTGGGTTACTGAGTGACCTTAAAAAAGTCATTTTGCTCGTTTTGAGTAACCTGTTTAGTAACTGGCGCACGCTCTTTTATGGTAATACCTGTTAAATATGTCTTGTTGCCCGTGCTTTTCATTTTTCCGAAGCCTTTTGTTTCCAACATCCGATAAAATGATCTGTTTCCTAAAGTTCGTTCACCTGATTTGAAGCACCAATTGTTGTATACGCTGTATAATTCCTTCGCTTCAATTTTTACTGATTCGTTTTTTGGTTCGTCAATGTAACAAACTTCATCGAGGAATGGTGCTAATATATCCATGTCTTCTTTGTACTGGCCCGTTGCATCCACTACCACTTTAGGCTCTTTCAACCCATCCTGCTGCCACTTCAGGCATCCTTCGATTGCCCAGTTTAGAATCCCTGGCATTTCGAGCGATAGCTTTTCTTCGAGCTTTTTATCTCGCTCATGTGGTTTCAGGCTTAATGTGAATGGAATGATTTTTACACGTCTCCAAATACCATCGTCTAGACCACCAATAACCGGTTTGTGATTTGTCGTGAAGAAAACTTTGAACTCTGGAATGAACTCGAAATATTCTTGTCGTAAAAAACGGGCTAGAATGGGTTCTCCACCCGTAATTGTCTTAACAAGCGATTCCTGCAGCTTTTCGCCTTCTTCCGATTCAACAGCTGAAACAAACCTTGCATTCGATAGCCTGGCAATATCGTTATTGGCACCAGTCTCTTTCTTTTTGATGAAAGTATCTGATTTTGTTTGAGCTCCATAATCGCCCATTAATTTCTTGATTGTATTTACAAATGTCGATTTACCATTGGATCCACCACCGACCAAGAAATACATGGATTGCTCGGAAATATCACCAGTTAACGAGTAGCCCACAAGTCGCTGCATATATTCGATTAAATCTTTGTCACCTTTGAATATTTGGTCCACAAACTTTAACCACGTTGGACATTCTGCTTTTTCATCAAATTCGATATTTGTGATTTTTGTAATACCAAGTTCTCGATCATGCAGCTGTAGTTTCCCGTCCTTCAAATTAAGCGTTCCATTATCGACGTTGAACAGAAACTTATGTTGGTCAAATTCACTTCGCTCACCTGGCACCAACGGCATTAAATCCTTGATACTATTCATCCGGATGTTTCGACGTTCACACATACGCGCCCATTTCTGTTCGGCCTCATCCTCCGATTTGTACATGCCACGTAGCACCTTATTGCAGATACGTTCAATTTCTTTCTTGTTATCGATTTTCCAACGCTTACCGTCCCAAATCATCCAGCCCATATCCGATACATATTTGATGACATGACCGTATTCATGAGCGATACGTTCGGCGTTACCTAATTCAGTTAACCTAAATTTCTTTTTAGGTTTTTCCGTTTCTTCCACCACCACATCACCACTGTGGAAGTCAAAAGAGAACTCAGCGTATTCAGCTTCATGCTTATGGTCCAACACAGTGGTAGTAGTAGAGGAAATGGCCTTGGCTATTGTTCTTTCGCCGTATGTCTCCCCTGTATCGCTAAAATGGATATGGTCCCATTTATCGCGCATAAGAGAGGTTTCGCGAAACATAGCGTCCATGCGTGTAGCGCTTCTTCCTGTCCAGAAGGCTAGATGATTACATAGAGCTAAATCTGTGGAGGACGGATCATCATTAATCAGTTGGCCGTTATACATGGCCCTGATTTCATCACCCGATTTTGAACGAAACATTCTCTCCCAAAGTGCATCGTTTGATAAATGAATTTCGTCCTTTTCAAACTCGGCTAAATTTACACGCCCTTGGATATCAGAATCATCAAAGTATTGTTCGAAAATTTCAGCAAGCTCCTCTGTCCGTTCATAGATGTCATTTGAATTTTCTCGATTTCCGCTAAAGGTGAAGTACCGGCTATGCTGGTATATCTCCAGTCCGTATTTAGCGTTCTTTCTGCCGGTATTGCATACTGACAACGGCAAACTACCTTTAATGATGATGTGCAGCCCATTCCCTGATGGAGAAAATTCAGTGTAGGAATCAAGCGCATCGATGATTTCCGTTGCAAAGGCGTTCGGTTTGCCATCCACAACACACTTATCAATATCAACGCCAATGTAATTGTCCTGGCGACTAAAGACGAATCCGATACCGTCATAACCACCATTCATGTAGAATTTCACGGCAGTTGCGAATGTGGACCATGTACGGCGATCATTCGAACGAGCTTCATTGCCATCTACTTGATAAGGAATTTTTGTATCTTTACCATTGCGCTTTTCTTTCTTCCACAGAATCCATTGGGGCAGCGCCTTAAGTTCTGATGGTATGTCATTAAAGTTAATTGTCACGATGTCACCGACCTTCTTTTAATGCCTGGTATTGCTTGGGTATATCCAGCCAGTTCCATTTGTCTTTGTGAGCGTCTAAAAACATAATCTAAATCTTGATTAGGTAAAATTTCTCCGTACTCAGTTAAATGTTTATTTGGGATCCACACGTTCTGATTTGTGCCATTAATAACAAAACGCTTTGCTGCTTTCAAATGGTAATCGTGACGGCGAATTAACTTTAAACGGATACCACGATAAAATTGTTCTTCGGCAAAATATTCTTCAGTTTTTATTTTTCTTGGCATTTTCTCACCTTCACTCGTTGACGCCTTTATTTTTCAAAGATTGTCTTTCCTTCTCGGTTCTATCAAACTCCCGAATTTTATTAGTAATGTGATGCCACTGTGCAATTTCCGTAGCATTTAAAATCCGTGTAAGTTCGCTATGACGTATCATTGTTTTGCCATTGCTCGTTGTGAGTACACATGATTTATTACGTTTTGACATGCAATCACCTCGTTTTTGAGTATAAGAAAAGAGAGCCCCAGAAAAAGAGCTCTCTATTTAGTTTTATTTAGAACGGTAAATCAGAATCGCCGACCGTAATTGACGGTCCGTTTTGCTGTGGCGCGCCTGCCTGTGATTCCTTAAACCCTTTCACTTCCGGATATTTGTTTCCGTTGTATTCGCGATGACCTACTGTAACTACAAGGTTTTTATTTAACAATGTATCTGCCCATTCTTTATATGAGTTAAATGACATGCCATCCGGGAATTTAGCCGCTTTCGAAACAGCTTGTAAACGCCACATCGCATTATCAGTAATTGTGAAATTGTCGTATAGAATTTTTTGGCCTTGGTGTGGTTGATTCACATCACTTCGAATCTCGTAATCTACTGAAATTCGATTGTTCCCCGATGTTGCCTGCTTCATTTCATAATTGATGACCGTTACCTCGTAATCTCCAGGAGCGATTAACTCAAATCCACCTTTTGCTTCTTCATGATTAATTTTGAACATTTACTTTTCCTCCTAATAATTTGATTAGTTTATCCACCATAGGTACAGTGAAATTTTCTAGTTGATCGTTTGCTTTGAATTCGCAATCAGAAACAATTTTCGCCACTTCCTCATCTGTGGAAGACAACTCACGAATTTTGGCTACATTGCTCATACGATTTGCTTCTTCTTCCTCACGGCGCGCTCGTTCTTCTGCTTGTACATCAACACCAAGCTCTAGGTATCGATATAGCTTTGCTCCGATATCTTCATTGATGAAAAATTCACCATCGAATAGATTCGTGATATCCTTACTCACTCGAGCTGTATGGTCCATGTTTAGCGAAAATACCGTATCGAATTCATATTCCATATCATCTTTTTGAACAGGCTTCATACCGACTTTCTTTGGTACATTCTTACCGTCGATTTGTTCAATGACATAATCACTTTTCACTCGCAGCGTAGTAATCAAATGAACGTCCTGAGAAGTTAATCCTTTTACCAACTTGCTACTCTCTGGAGCTAGCTTGCCCCAGTTTTGAAACGAGTTACCTTGCATGCTGCCATGAACTTCTACAACTCCTCCTTCACCTTGCCATTGATGCGAAAGGCTATCGACAATGACTACTTCTACGCCCTGCTGTTTTAACAACTGAATTGCCATGTTATAGCGATCAGTGTTGAAAGGCGGTTCGAAGTTGATGTATTTGAACGAACCGATAGTGACATCACCAAATTTTTGACCAACATAATTTAATAATCGTTTATGCTCTGTATCTGCAGCACCGATTTTCTTCCAACGTTCTTCTTCTGAAAGGTCCGGGTACATCTCTTTCACAATTCCATAAGCAAGTAAGAGCGAGGATAGCGATTTACCACTACCCGATGGCCCTACCATGCCAATAAGTGCCTTTTGCTTTTCGCGAATGGCTTCTTGTACTTGCATGCCTTCCACACTCCTTATCTATTAAAATGGCAAGTCCGATTCTGTAGCTTCAACCTGAGGCGTTTTACCTTCTGTCTCCTTTTCGAACTGGATGCTATCCGGATCAAATTCTTCTTCCTGCTGCTCGACTTCATCCATATTCATTTGGCCATCTGGAACATCGCTTTTTTCAGGGCGCTTCTCCATTTCCTCTTTGGCTGTACTATGCGTAAATTCCAGATCCACAAGGTAGTAAAAACCTTTTGAATTATGCTTTTCATGAATTTTTTGCATTGTTAATAACTCATTTTCTTTAGCTTCAGCAACTACTTCCTCAGCCTCTTTATGGGTATCTGTGTACCAACGAATTTTTTCATGCAATAATTTTTTTGCCATTTACTTTGCTACCTCCATCGGGAAATTTAAGTACGCATCCGGACCAACGATTTCAAGTGCTTTCGCGTCATATGCCTTTGCTGCTGATATTTCATCATGGTAACGGCCTACCGTATATCGCTTGCCTTTATGCGATAACATAGCCCTCCATTTACCGGCCTTCTTGTCCCAATGGACGCCACGGTACCGGCTTGATCCGTAGCCTTTCCCGGGGATAGATTGAGGAAGAATAGCACCCTCTCCAACTTCTTCTACAACAACGGTAAAGGTTGTTTTAGTCAGCGTGTCATGCGCATCAATGCCGATGACCTTCTTACCTTCACAAAATTCATTAATACTTCTTAATGTCGCCTCTACTCCCAGCAGGCGATTACATGTAAATACTTCAGATTGTCTGCTCATGATATCCTCCTAACGAATCGATAACGATTGATTTTCAAGTAAACGAGCACCATTTACAATCGCGCCACGTTCCATATATTTTTTTAAATCCGTTTTATTAACGTCATATAATTTGCGAACGAAATCTTCCGGAATCATATCGATATTGTCGATTACAACTTTTGTAGATTTACGGAAACTAAATGTAAACTTGTCCGTCTTTAGTCGATTGCCTTCCACAGTTTTGAGTAGCATACCCATTACTTCTTTCATGTTCGCTACGTTGTTTTGCATAGATTTTTTTCGTTCTTGCAGACGCTTAATTTCAGCATCAAGACCATTAATATCTGAATCTACGTTTTTAATGACCATTGCATAGGCTTCTAATTTTTCTGCAGCTTCACCGTCAATTGCTTTTAAAGCTTCTGCAAATACTTCTGGATCAGCACCTTCTTCAATCATTTGTTGAATGAATTTATATTTGTCGGCAATTTCATAAATAGTTGCCATTATGCGTTCACCTCGTATTCGGCGTTTGTATCGTTGATGATAGTTAAAGTATCGAAACCTAACCATCCGTCCATATAAGAATGATAGGCACGTTTGCCATCAAGTAATTTAGTAATCGTGAGTTTATTTCCGTTATGTCCAGCCCAATTACTAATCACACAATTTTGCCCAACTGCAAATTCCAACGGCTGCACAGCATTTTCAAACTCGCTTACATCCAAACCTTTCGCGCGACCAAGGGCAATTGCATGTCCAATGTAATAATTGAATACATCGCTAGGATTACAGCGAGCGACACCTTGATATTTAACAACGTAATTTTCATCAATCAACCGAACTACAACGATTCGTTCTTTAATAGTCGATACTTCAACGCTGTAACCACTTGGCTCATGTTTATCAATGAAATCCTTCGCCTTTTCAATAATCTCAGCACGTTGTTGATTTGCTGATTTTGGATTAGGTGTTAACGGTGAATCTGGCAAACTATCAAATGGAATAGAATGCAATTCATATACGTCTACCGTTTTAGTAGTACGGCCATAATAATCGTTATAAACCAGTGTTATTTCAAGCCCATCACCATAAGATGAATCAGCTTTTACTCTTAAACCGCCATCATTAAATACAGGGCCATATATTTTATTCGGTTTGAAACATTTTCCGTTTTCGAAAGAAACTGATACATAGTCACCCACACGTGCTAAACGATCAACCTTCTTATATTGCCGACCATCAAATTCGATAACGTCCTCCACAGCTTGAATTGTGGAAGGTACACGCAATTGGTGAACAATCACTTTCATTTCTTCTGCAAGTTCCTCTAAACGTTCGATTAATTTATTTGTCATATTGACCTCCAAAATGTGATATAATATCACTGACTTTTTAATTCAGTAGTACTCGTTAGAAGTTGGCGCTTCTAGCGAGTTTTTTTATTCCTCTTCATGGTCGTCCCATTCCGATCTATCGCGTTCGTCCTCCACCTCATCCCTGTGGATGGCTCTCCATTGATCCCGTGTGTAGCCTGTACGATTTACA